GTTATGAACGCTGATATGAATGGCGCTGCCGCCACCAGCGCAACAAATGCCGCACTAAGGCCTGCAATGATTGGCCCTAAAATTGGCACCTCCTCGAACAACCAGCTAAATCCTTTGATCAATGGAGCAAACAACGCAAGCGCCTGGCGGATAGCAGGAAGATAGCTTTCGCCAAGTACAATTGACAGTTCTGTTACATTATTCCGGAACAGTTGGACCTTAGATGCTGCAGTCTCTAGTTTTTTGGCGGCCTCTGCTGCATTTGATCCAGCAAAATCAGATTTATCTCCAACTAATCCTAACGCCTTCTCCAGCAGTTCGGTGTTATTGATCAATGGCATCAACGCCCGCGCTTCATCACCAAACAGATCAGATATAACGCTCATCTGCATTTCAGCAGGCAATGCCTTGATGCGCTGAAATACATCACGAATCGTACCTACTGCATCCTCTTGCAGCATCTTTGCCATCTTAGGCCCGAGTTCTCCCACCATTGCCTTTGCTGTTTCCTTTGCGTCTTCTATGGCTTGCTTCTTACGCAGTTCTTCAATCCTTTTTAATTCGTCAAACTTCTCCTGCGCTGCATTCATCTCCATCTGTTTCCGCTCTTCAAGCTGATCCTTTACGCTCTGGCGGAAGTCGCGCTGTCTGCGTTCATACTCAATCTTTTCATCTTCCAATGAACGCTGCATCTGCAGCAATCGTTCATCATACTTTTCTTCAATCGCCTTAAGCTCAGCGCTGTTATCGCTGTTGTTTAGCTTGGCACGTTCGTTTGAAAATCTGATCTCTGCTTCTTTTTGATTGTCAAACCTCTTTCTAAGGATCTTAAGACGATCCTCTTGCTCACGATTTAATCGTCTGTCTTCATCCTCCCAATTGTCTTGCTGTATCGTTTGAATCTGCCCATAGCGCTTATTGATTTCACTGATGACGCTTTTGCTCTCACCTTGAATTGCTTTCAGCCTGTCAGCACTTTCTTCTTCAACTGCTTGTGTAAGTTTTTTCTCATTGGCTTCTACTGTATTCTGAGCATATCCTAATTGTGCCAATGCAGACGTTTGCCGATCTGTCATTGAAGCACCTTTGCTCAGTGCTTTCAGCATGTTGCCGAAACTTGTAGATGCTACTTCCGATGCAGCACCTGAGGCAATCATCGCTGCACCAAACGCAGCTGTTTGCTCTGCTGATAATCCAGCTTGCTTACCAGCTGCACCAGATCGCAACACAAAATCTACCAACTCTGGTGTCGAGCCACCGATAGAGTTCGTCAAATGATTCATCGCATCCGTGAGATCCACTAGCTGAGGATTCGTTAATCCTAGATTGGTACGAATCTTGGCCAGTGCTGTACCAGCTTCGCCAGCCGTCATTTCAAATGCAACGGCTACTTTTGCAACAGTTTCAGCAAAATCTCGTAGCTCTGCTTTAGGTACACCAGCACGCGCTGCTGCTGCATACATCTCAGCAAATCCTTGCTGCGTTATTGGCATCTCACGACTCAATGCAAATATTTCCTGCTTAATATCTTTCAACCCTTGTGGTGTATCTAAGCCATCAACAACTTTGGCGACATCATTTAATGCTGATTCAAAACTGATTGCTTCCTTGACTGATAAGCCAATCGCAACGCTAAGGCCTGCAGCAGCAGCAGCAAGGCCCTGCCATGCTGTGCTATTGACCATAGCCTTAAACCCTTGCCCTGCTGCTTGCGCATTAGACTCAACACCCTTCAGGCCCTTTTCAAGCGCGCCTAAATCATCCAGTCCTACGACCTTCGCTGCAATCCGCAGCACCGCATCCATATTCATCGCCATCAGCGTTTCCTCGCTACTGGTTCAGATGCCTTGTTCAGCAGATGCCTGGCGCGGCCTTCCATCACCTGCAGATCCTCCAACGTCTGGCGTCTGTTATCCACAGCGTACAGATCCATCATCTGCAACACCACGCCATAATCCAAGCCCACCACACCACTGCTACCTACTCGCCACTGGGTCTGCACCTGCAGAAACAACGTCACCGCTGCAACGTGCTCAGGCCATACCTCGTATGTCTGCGGTGTGATCATGCTCTCCGGCAAGCAACTAGCATCAGCGCCATAGGCTTTCAGATCTTCCAACAGATCATCATTGGCGCCGCCGTCACCTTTCCACCAGTGATCAACAGCGCCTATCAGTTTTTTCGCTTTGCTACCTCCAAGCTATCAAACCATGCCCGTACTACCTGCCCGGCAATAGTAGGAATCTCCAGCAGCTGATTTACTGCAGCATCAGAAAATGGAATCTCTTGGCCTTGATCATCGACAATGTTGCTCCAGCCGGCCAGGATTTCTTTCGCAGCATCCTGATCCCGAAGCTCTTCATCATCTGCCAGCATGCCGCGGTCCTGCAGCTGCGCCAGCTTCACAATTTCATTGATGCGTGTTTGCGGCAGCCGCCGAAACTCACCATCGAATGTGTGCTTCTCACGCCGGCCACCATCGACCGGCAGCACCAACGTGATCGGCCACGTATAAGTGGCCGATTGCTTCAGAACAAATGCCATGGTTTAGGTAAGAACGAGGCTCATTTCAGCAAGGCCAGCGCTGGTCGGTTGTGCCATGTAAGGCACCGTCAGCATCTGGATGCCGTCGCTATCGCTGTAGGTCGGGTTGTCAATGTTGCATTGCCCCATCGTCAGCGTCACGATGTTGCCAGCCGTCTGGCCGTGCTGCCAGGAGATCGAACCAGTCGCCTGGCTGATTACCTGCGCAAAATAGTCCTTCTCGCCACTGCCAGAGCCAATCACAGGTGCTTCAATCACCACCTCACCAGATGGTGCGCGGTTAGTGATCATGTACTCCTGTGTGCAGCCCGCCAGCTGACGGAACGGCAGCTCATTATTCAGCGCAAGGTTGAACGATTGCATACAAGCGCTCAGACCCAGCACACTGACTGCAGTGGTGTTTGCGCTGTTCACCACCACCGGTGTGGCCTGGCCGCCAAAGGTCGGTGTTTCAAGCGCAGCAGCAGCAGCAGCCACGTACAGACCGCTGAATTCAAAGCTGATCCGCGGGATCTCACCAGCGGCCAGGTTAAACGTGGCCTGCCCGCGGCAGCCCGCCAACCGATGGCGGTTGCCATCGTTGTTGAAGTCAAGGCTGACGCCGATGATGCTTGAGCTGGCCGGTGCATAGGTGACCGATCCAGGGCCAGGGCTTGCGGGAACCACGGTTTCACCGAAGCCACAGGCCCGCAGCAGACGACCCCAGCGTGGTGCGGTGCCAGCGGTACCACTACCGGCTAGCTCCACATCAAACGTGCAGGTTCCGATCCGTTGACCGATGATTTTCTCGCGGTTGCCAAACCACGGCAGCACCAGCTCACGATCGATCAGACCAGCATCCAACGGCTGGCAGTCGAGGTTGCTGACCAGCAGCGCATCAGTACCCGCGATGCTTGTGTTGAAGGTGCCGTAGGAGCTTTCTGCAACTGCCAGCAGCAGCCGCTTATGGGTTGACTTTGGCATCGCTAGCAGCAGGTGCAGGGGTTGGCATCACGCACTCGGCAGGCTTTGCGTCCTGGTCGATCCACTTGCCGGTGTCCGGGTCGAGCCGATAGCTGCCGCCATCGGTCGGGCGTGGATCAGTTTCAGGTTTGGATCGCGCCATGCAATGGGCTGAGAGTCCGTATCCACAGCCTACGGAGCACCAATGCTGAGATCAGTAACGCTGGTGCGGTAGCGCACCTGGTACGTGAGCACGGTCACGATTGATGGATCCTCAGCACTCACCATCTGCGGATCACGCGACAGCAGCCAGCAGTTCATCGCCAGCCCGCCAAGGCTGCGATCCGTCATCATCCTGTTATGCACTGCCTGCACCACTGGATCGGCCGTCTGATCGGCCGATAGCCCAAGCAGCGGCGTACCGGATGGCGGCACCATGCCGCGTGCAAATACAGCAATCAACAGTTGCAGCGTCCAATCCATCTTGCAGGTACTGACCGGTTCGGCAGCTGTTACGGCAGGGCCGGGCTCAACGCTGATGGCCGGCGACTCATCGCGGCTGTAGGCCTCCTGGCGGCTGCGGTAGATGCGGCTGCCGACGCCATCAATGCCGGTGAGCAGCGCTGCGGCATAGGCCACGATCTGCTCCTGCAGGGTGGCCATCAACGCACCTCGCTGGCCACCAGTCGGGCGCGCTTCAAATCGATGTTGGTAGCGCCGCTGTGGTTAGCGATGAACAGCGACACCTCATCATTGGCGGCCATGCTGATCATCCATGATGTGACCAGCTTGGCTTCGGCACCACCAGAGCTGGTAAAAGCGCGGCATTCGCTAACATCAATCGGCGTACCGTTCAACGCGAGCCTGATGCCGAGGGTTTGATTATTGTTCGCCGTTGCATCGATGCTGCCGTAGAACCGCATCAGCCGGGTGGCGCCGCTGCTGTTCCGCAGACCGAATGTATCAGTGATGCCGCGCACCATACCGCTTGCCGTAGCGGTATCCAGCGTGCCCTCCAGGCCGGTGGTGACATACGTGTTCTGGCTGGCGATCGTGATCGTGCCGGTTGTGGTGCGGCTCAGCTGACCACGCACCGGCGCACGGGTGATCGCAGTTTCCAGCTTGTCGAGGTTGCTGTCATGCTCAGCCGCAGTAAGCGGGCTGCCTTTGATGCTGCGGCGGGTAAGGCTTAGGGTCATGCAAATACTCCAGGCTGATAAACGCCAGAATCAAACACACCTACATCGAGGCTAGGCATGGCACGTTCCAGTGAGATCATGCACAGCAGGCCATCAGCCATTCGCATCGGTTCGTGACGCACGCGATAGGCCACACTGTTTACCGTGATCGCATCGCCGTAGCGCAGGTGGCCCAGTTCGCTGGTCTTGACGGTAAGGGCATTCTCCACACTGACCACCTGCTCATCCAGCACCAGCTCCGACTTCTCGTCAAACATTCCGGTGGTGCTGACAGCACCAGCCACCACCGGCACACGACCAAGGCGACGGGAGGTAGCTTCCCATAGGCGGGTATGAAGGCGGGTCCAAGATGTCATGCAAACACCCGCTCGGGCCGCTTGGGATGCACGGCGTACTGCTCCCAGCCATCCGGCAACGGTCCCAGGTAGTTGATGTGCCAGCCCTCCAGCAGCACCGCAGGTTCGATCACATCACCAGTCTCAGGGTCATAGCTGCCGCCGGCGTAGATGGGGCCGATCACATCGAGCGCGTGCGTGTGGCTGGCGGTGATGGGCATCAGCTTGTCATCCTCGCTGATGGTGGTCAGGCCAGCTTCTGCCAGTGCAAGCCAGCCGGTTTCCTCATCAGGGAAGCGGAAGAATGGGCCGATTGGGAGTTCGTCTTCCATGGGGATCATTGGGTGATCGGTGGCAGGTTGAGCAGCACGGTGTCCCAGCCGGTGATACGCGCAATGGTGCCGTTGAGGTAGCCAGCAGCCTGGTTGCTGCCGATCCTGATGCGGTTCACCGTGGGCAGCGTGCCGGAGGTGTCGAGCTGCGACGTGCCACCGCTGACGCTGATGCCGTAGTCGTCGGTGTTGAATCGAGCGGCGAGGCGCGCAGCCACGTTGGCCGTCACCGTGCCGCCGTTCAGGTCAGCCACGGCGCTGCCGCTATCCGTCACCAGCAGCTTCGGATCAGTGCCGCTGGTCAGAATCTCAATGCGCTCATTGGCGGTGTTGTCATCAAGCGAGACCACCGGCCTGGTGCCTGATGCAGGGCTGCGGAACTGGGTAAACAGGCTGCGGATATTGCCGCCTCTGGTGGTATCCGAGGCCACGTCAGCACTGCGGGTGACCGTGGCGGTGGTGGTGGGGATGTAGCTGGTGGGGAAGGCGCCGGCTTCTAACTGGGCGCCCCAGATGTGAATGCCGCTGGTACCATCACCCAAATATGAATACTGACCCGCTGCATTTAATACATAGATAGTAAACGGAGCCGTTCCCACTCCGTCTGGAGTCACAGTTACCCAACACCTGTACCAACCATTACCTGCATCCAGAATGCCCCATGAATCTAGTATCCCGTATGCGTCATAAGAAGAGCCGGCACCTTGTAAATCAAAAACAACGCCTGATTCTTCGCTTAGCGATCCGCCAAAATCAGTCAAACCTAAATCTAGCTTGTTGTATTCTGCTGGCCTAACGTACACTGATGCAGTGACAGGAAGCCCTTGGGTGAGAGTGCTGGATGCCCGGTTGATTCTATGATTACCAGATGTTGAACTAGCGGCAAGCTTATCTGCAGTCAGTAGTTCATTAGGGGCCAGAATACTGTCTTGGGTTACAACTGTATTGATCTTAGTCCAATACGCATTATTGAACTCCTCACTCCTTAGAAGTAAATTCGTCCTCTGCTCCTCCACTAACAACCCCAAGCTCTCCAGCGTCACCGGGTCATGCGTGAACCTCGGCACGTTCTCCGCAGCGGTCTCGATCTGACCAGCGCTGTTGACGAACGTTCCCGCACTCGCCCGGCTGAACGTGATCAGTTGCTGCCCGCTGACCGCATCAATCAGGCTCTTCGACTCAGCGAAGCGCAGGTCCAGGGAGGGCGGCACACCAGCCAGATCCCACAGCGGATTGCCCAGCCCGCGTGCCTGCGCAATCGCCGCTCGCCGTGTCGCGTGGAGCCTCATCAGAGCAGCTCCGTCAGCTCCAGCGTTCCGTTCGTCGTTCCGCCCCGGATCACGGCAATGTTCGGCGTGGCAGGAACCGCCACATCCAGCCGCTCGCCAATGCCGATCAGATGAGACGTGGCGCTGGCCGTCTGGCTGCTGCTGCCGATCGCATACCGAATGTCAGCGCCCACGGCGCGAATCGAGATCCGCCGGCAGGCGCTGGTCAGCGTCGTGTTCGCGCTGCTGCTGCCAGCCGCCAGCTGCCGGGCCACGCCGGGGATACCGAGGGGGTCGGTGGGCATGGGGTCAACTGCGCCCACTGTCCGCCCCTGTCCGTCCCTGCCGATGAATCCAACCGCCGCGCCCATTGTTGAGTCCTCAGAAATGGTTAGGCCCCGGCTGCCCGGGGCCCTTGTGATCAGTTGTCAAGCAACACCCGCACTGTCGTCGCCGCCTGAGCGGCGACAGCCAGCGCATAGCCCACCTTCTTGCGGGTGCCGGAGCTGTCAGTACCGGACACACTGCCGGAGCTGAAATACACCGGGCCGCCGGCAGTGGTGGCATCGCCAGCCGCACCCGTGAGCTTGGGCAGGGTAAACACACCCTCCAGGGCCAGGACGCCGGTGGCGCCATTGGCCACGTCGGTCACGGCCACGCCGTGGAGATCACCCACCTGCACCAGCTGGCCGCTGGTGATGGTGGCGCCGGCAGTGAACTCGATGTACTTGCCGTCTTGGACGTAGTTTTTCATGGGATCAATGCGAAGAGGTTAAGGTTGAGATCAGACGTTCTTGGAGCGGTAGAACCCACGGAAGTCCTTCACTGCAGCACCGAAATCAAACCGGGCCAACAGCTCCACACCATCAGGGTCGCGCTTTTCGTTAGTCGTCACAGTCGGCCCTTCTTCGCCGGCCAGGTAACCATAAACAATGCCCTCAACAGAACCAGGGCTGGCAGCCAGATACCACACATCAGCAGCACCATCAAGCCGAGGCTCAACGATCAGTTCGATGCCGTTCATCTGGGCATTTACGGCCGGGCCGTTGTCGCCCGTGCGGGCAGCTGGGGCATAGCCGGTTGGGAACAGGAACTGCAGGGCGGTTGCCTCCAGATCCGTCGGCACCATCAGATATGACGGTGTCAGGTTGATGGTGTTACCGGCAAGGTCGGTCTGCTTACGCATTGCCTTCTTAGCCGTGTTCATCCCCGTGGTGGAGATGGTCAGACCACCAGATCCGCCCATGTTGTTATGGGCTGCGTTGAACAGCGCCACATTGTCCACGCTGGTGACAGCGTTGGCGGTGATCAGTGCCCAGATGATGTTGCTCTCCAGCCGGCGGAAACCACGGCCGAGCATCTCGGGCACACGCTCCAGCGCGCTCAGATCATCGTTGATGATGCTCTGCCGAGAAAGAGTGATCTTCCTGGCGTAAGTTGCCAGTCTCCAGGTGTGCTGGCCCTCAACCAGCGTTCCAGCCTTGTACTCACCACCCTCCAGCAGCGCTTCGGGAGTGAGCGCACCAGCCACAATCAGATCGTTGGCGGATTTGAAATCTGGGAGATTCCTTTGCCGTGCGATCGGCCGCCAGGTATGCGGCTCCTCGGCATAGGCAGCATCAAGGGTTTTGCCGGCCAGGTTGGAGAACAGGAGCGGGAAGTCGCTGGTGGAGTGGAAGCCACGGCTCACCAGCTCGGTCTTGCTCATGCCGCGGGTGTTGACGCCGCGGCTCTCCAGGTACTGCCGGGCCAGTTCCAGCAGGGTGTAGCTGCGGAACTCACGGCCCAGCTGGGCGTCATCACCGGCAAGGCGACCGGGGCGCACGCGGGCCTCAAGGCCAGCGGCGATGCCGCGCATCAGGGTGTCGCCGCT